GTATTTTTGGAAATTATGGTAAATAATTTATTAGCATATTTTTTAGGTATATTAATACGGAAGATGTTTAGGAACATTATATGTAGTCTATTTAAGAGACGAGAGACTACAAATGACTACTATAATTAATACAAGTAAATATAGGTGTGATTTATGTGACTATATAACCAGTCGTAAATCACAATATGACCGTCATTTAACCACACGTAAACACATATTGATTACAAACGGACTACAGTTCGGTACACATGATTATACATGTGAATGTGGTAAAGAATACAGTTGTAGACAGAATTTGTATCGCCATAAACAGAAGTGTAAAGGAGTAGAACCAGACCAAACCCCAGTTGCACCAGTATCAACTCAAGTTGATTCATCCTTGGTAATAGAGTTACTGAAACAGAATCAAGAATTCAAGGAGCTGATGATAGAACAACATAAGAGAATGACGGATCAACACGATACGATTATAGAGTTATCAAAGAACACTGGAAACACAACAAACAATACCATTAACAATACAACGAACAAGTTCAATCTGAATGTGTTCTTAAATGAGACGTGTAAAGACGCTATAAACCTGAATGATTTTATCCAATCGATAGAACTCACAATAGATGACTTTATCAATACAGGAGAAGTAGGATACGTACGAGGAATCTCAGATATAATGTTGGAGCGTATTCGAGATATGCATCCACACGTAAGACCAATTCACTGCACTGATTTGAAACGTGAGACAGTCTATGTAAAAGACTCTGATGTATGGTCGAAGGAAGATGAAACAAAAAAACATTTAACAAAAGCAGTCCGTATAGTAGCGAATAAGAACAAAGCTCAAGTCCACCCGTGGATAGCTGAAAATCCTAAATATGATAAATTAGATACCCCTGAATGTAATAAATTCTTTGAATATTCAAAGGCATCATTAGGTGGATATGGTAAAGATGAAGATGAAAAGTTTGAAAATAAAATAATAAACAATATCCTAAAGGAAACGATAATTGATAAGGCCCTAATAGCCAACACGTAAAATATAATATGAATGCGGTCAAATTATATTTTAGTAAACTTACAAAAATGGTTTTTGTTCTAGTTGCTTGAAATCGCGGTCGTGATTGCGTGGTAATTCAAGTGGAACAACCAGTGTGCTCTGGTCTTGGCAGTATTTCATATAACTAATACTAGAACTGTATACAGAAGGAATAGCATAATCTAACACAAGTTGGTTTAGTCGTTCAACTTGACCGGTAATGTCATCTTCGCGATGTTCTGCGTTCTGTAAGTAAATACTACGCATAATGATTTTGAGTGTATCTATATTTTGAGGTGCAATCACAAATTTGTTCTGAGATGCCTTATATACACCAGCTCTAAGTGCGTTTTGTATAATTTGAATATTACCAGCAGAAAAATAGACTTGAGCGAGAACATTCGATTCTATGTCTCCTCCAAGTGCCTCGCGATATTCAGTTGATGTATTCTTAAGTGCGATTTTTTCTTGCATTTTGAATACGGCATCGGGTGAAGGAGGTTCCGCAATATTTACTCGACCATTATATCTTTCGGTATTTATAATTTTATGAATTTTATTGATATCATCAGGGGCCAAATTGTAATTCATAGTTTTATATAATTGGTATATATTTTCATTGATAAAATAAACGGCATTGAGAACCAACTCACTAAATATATTTAGTGAGAGACGAAACAAAATGTATATAATAGTATATACAATGGATAATTTTTACATGATAGTTATAACAGTAGCGATACTTTCATTAATATTAGTGCTTACATATGTTGGTATGATAATGGCTTATGGAGAAGGAACCACCACATATCCCCCTCAAAGCACAACATGCCCTGATTATTGGGAAGTGAATGAAGATAAAAAATGTAAGATACCCAATGATGAAGAGAAAAACATCGGTTCGCTATATGAGAGTGGTCTTCTAGTTGACAGTGTAAAAGAGACCCCTGGATTTGATGAAGGTCAGGATGTAATTGATTTCGCTCATGTTGATTGGAAAGCATCAGGTCAAGAAATATGTGCTAAAAGGTCTTGGGCTAATGCACACGGTGTAGTATGGGACGGTGTATCAAATTATAATGATTGTTAAATGGGTGAGTAAGATGTTTATTTCATAAAGTTATATTATGAAATAAATTATATTATGAAATAAATTATATAGTAAAACTGATAACACGTTGTTGTTCCAATGAAGAATTATCTAATTTATCTAAAGAAACGGTATTTTGGTATAAAGTATGAACTGGAAATGCCTTTTTTGTTGGATGTGTTACAATTTCCATAATTCCGTATTTCAAACGTCGTATAGTAGATAGTTCTCGTTTAATTTCATTCACTCTTAAATCCATAGCAGTTTTTAGGAATTCTCTATTGTTAGTTTTTTTGTATTCATCAATGAGTTGTTTGCTAGTTTCAATATAAGAAAATAAGTTGTCTTGTGCTTTGTGTAAGCTCTTAACTGTATCTGTATTATTATACATATTATGATGAGTTTCAATGTAAGATTTATATGAGTTCTCGTTTTCTGTGTACAATTCAAGTGTTTTTTTGTATAAGTTAACATTATCTTCACTAGAAACATAATCAAACAAATCGTTAAGCTTTTCAGTATCTATAATTCCGCGTGTTTCCTCAAAATCTTCCTTTGTTATATCAAACATCTCTTTAAAGTGTAATAAAAACCCGGCAAATAGTTCAATATTAAGATTACACGGATTTTGTGTATCACCGCAAATAGCCTTGTATATGTTCTCGTCTCTAGTGAATATGGTTCCAACCTTTCGTTTGCATTTAATACATTCGGGTGTATATTTGCGCATTAGCTGTTTTGCCATCTTCTTATTCGGTTCTTTTTCGTATATTCTTTTCTTTTTCTCGTGAATTTTAGTTTCATACTCATTTTTCATACGGAAGTATTGATTAAGAGCGTCTTTATAATTAGTATTATCTTCATTGTCATTATCGTCTCCACCAATGTGGTCTACCTCTGAATTACGGAAGTTGATACTGGGATTATTGTCATATATTAAGTTAGTAATTGTGTCAAGGTTCTCAATAAGAGTTATTTTATTGTTTGAAACATTAAGTGTTTTCAGTTTATTAAGACCTTCTAAGTTTATTTGATGTAGTTGATTAAAATCACATAATAATTCTTCTAAATTGGTTGGAAGGTTCTCTAATTGTGTAAGTTTATTGTGTGAAAGATTAAGAGTTTGAAGATTATTTAAATTAGAAACATCGATATCTTCTATTATATTTCCCGAAAGATTAAGAGAAGATAGAGAACTAGGTAAATTATCAATCGTTTTGAGTAGGTTCTCAGCACATGTGAATGAAGTAATCCCTTTGGGTATATTAACAATATTTGTAATCTCACCTTTACCCAAAATGATGGTATCAATTAATCCAAATCCTGATTCTCTGAGTGGAGAAAGGTCAATATCCCCGTGGAGCTGTTCTTGTATTGTTAAATTGGTAGATTGTCTGGAGTAGTTCTCTAATATGTCTAATAATCGTGATTGAGCGGTATTATTTTCAATAATAATATTCTCGCGCTGTTGATTTGTAATACTCATACTAATTTATAGAATATGCATATAATAAAATTGTATATTATCCGGATATGAAAGGCAAATTCGAAATACTTGAAAATTGAGTTTCTTCATCAGTTTTCCTTTGGTCTTGGTAATATCTAATCTTAGACATGACGTATTCTTGGTCTTTTACAAGTTTTTGTTGTCTATCATATTCATTCGGTTTTTGTGTATAACAATAATACAGAGTAGCAACCACAATCGCACCGAATATAAGGAGAACCCCGATATTAAGCACATAAAAATACACATCTACGCGTTTAGAATGGCATTTTTGAAGAGTGTTAAATAGATAGTTTTTGACAGAAGGTTCAATCAACGTAGCTTCGTCCATTATTATTTTTATATACAATAAAAATGGATGAAAATATCATTACATATACGCTAAATAATACATAACAAACAAGTAAGAGAAAATGGCGATAACCATAGAGACACTCCAAATAGGGATAACCGTTTTGTGTCTATACCCGACTCCGAATTGTCTAAATGACCCATCATTATTGTATAACATAGTAGGCTTAGTCATATGAATAATAGAGAACAAGATAAGAAAAATAATAATAGAGATGCTAAGTTTATGATAACGTACAAACCCTTTCATTATATTGATATTTATGATTTACAATATCAATATAAAAAATTTACGAAGAAAAATAGCTAATCTTCTGGGAATTCATCTTCATCGCGATCTTCCGGATAAAAATCTCCATCCGTATAATCTTCCCCTAGATCTTGGAAGTCATATGTGTCACGATTATAATCGTCCCCTGGTTCATACTCATCTCTCTTTTCAATATCATATATATCAAGAGCTTCATTATTGGTTTCTCCCGTGATTTCAGTTTGTTCTGACCCGATTTGCCCGATTAATTCAGACCGTTCCCGGTCATACGTAGATTTCTCGTATTGAAAGATACCTTTCTGTTGACCTATATTCCAGCGTTCTAATTTGTGTTTTTTAAACATGTCTTCTATTTTACGTTCTTCAATACTCATATTACCCAAATAAGAAATAATCCCTTGTTTTTCTTTATCCTTTGACCGGTTCACCTTATTCATAATATTATCATAGGTAATATCAAGTGACAGTTTATTCTCTTGTTCTACTTCAATGAAAGTGATTAATAGGGAAGCAACCTTTTCTTTAAGCTCCAATAAATTGCCGGTAACAATCTGTATCTCTTCTAAATTATTTTGCGAGTCAGCCGTGTTTTCATCTAGGTCATTAACTTCCGTTTGTAGTTGGTCTGATACATTTTGGTCATCTATAATGTCTTGTCTGTGTGATAATTTGTTAGTTTGAATATCTGCGATTAGCAGGTCAGAATCATTTGAGAGAACAATATATTCATAAATGATAGAATAGAAACAATAAGTGTATAGACGGTAAATAGTTTGTTTGTCAAACATACAATGGAATGATTGAGAAATCTCATCAATGTCTTTAACCAATTCGGTCTGTAATGGTATATTTTCCATAAACATAGTGATTGTAGATAATCGTCTTCCCACTTCCATTAGTAATCTGGTAATAATTTTATCTGATTTGAATTTATGAAGTTTTGCGTAGTACTTTTCTATAAATTTAGAAATATCGCTCATATGACTCTCACTAACCCCCCAGTGAGCTGGAACCTTATAATAAAAAGGATTTTGGTGTAATAATGCGGATGGGTAAGTTCTTCCAATAGAAAATGATGCGTTTTGTATGAATTGAACGATAGAGTATAGTCCTTGACTGGAAGAATTATTTATATCGGCAGCATCATCATCAATAGACCATTTTGTAATGTTTAATAAAAATGCCTCAAATTTGTTCATCTCGGACGCCCCAAGATTGCCGTGTTTATCAATAAATGTAATAATTTCTTTGTATAAGCGATTGTTTGTAGTGGTTAAGTATTTATTCAATGTTTTTAATTCATCACATCTCTCATTTCTCATAACCTTAGGATTATGTTTATTGAGGACATTTAATAAGTGTTTTCGTAAAGGGGCTTCAATAACAGTAGAATCAGTCAATTCAAGATGTGCGATGATGTCTTTCAATATGTTTACTTGATTATGTTCGGTTTGGGTATCAATATGAATAAGATTGTTCTGATATACCAATTTCATTAATTTATGTAAATCAGATTCAGTATACTTCTTTCCATTTCGTTTGAGAAACTCTATTTTATCTGCGATTCTCCAAGAAGAATTGTATTCAGCTGGGCGTTCGGAACACACTGATTTATATATATCTGGAACTGGTAATTTCCTGTCAAAATTACAATAATGAATAACCGTAGAATAAATTAATTCTTCCATATCTCCACTAGACACAACTGGATATTTAATCCCAGTAAATGGAGAATGATATAATGAAGGTGCTTTGGTTAACGTATTTAAGTCATTGATAATCGCGGACAGTTGGTTTACTGTTTTAATACTAACATTAATGTTCTCATCTTCATTATTAAAATATGAGATAGGATTAGTTAAATTGGTTTCATTACAACAAGCATTTTCCAAGAAAGGTAATTGAGAAGAAGTCTTAAGAAGTTGGTCTTTATTTCGTACAATATGATTAATGTACTCAATAATTCCATACCCGAATTGTGCGATTCTACTTTTTAAAACAGAAATAGATTTATATTGGTCTTTCTTACCATATCGCAATAATTCAATAAAATCTTTTTTGAATTCAGTGCTAACATTTCTAAGTGAGTTAACAATAGAGAATTTAACAACAGGTGGCATAAAATGCTTCCATTTTTCAAGGTTATGTTCTTCTGGGATGACGATATCCGGGTTTAATAGAGTGTATTCGCGTTTTTTAACATACAGTTCCGAAATATCATTTCGTTTAAAAACGTGTAATTCAATCATACTTTGAATACGTTTAGTTAATGCGTCTTGTTTGTGTTGTTTAATAGCGGTCCAAGGAGAAATCTGGCTTTTGATTTTATATAAAACACACGCGATATATTTGATACCGGTTGTATCCTCAATTCCACTCATTGGAAATCCTCCAAATGAACGTACACATCCAGGAAAAGTTTTCTTTAGTTTAAATGACGGAACTGCGGTTTGTATAGCAACAAGTAAGACCGAAGAAATAATAATAATAATAGTTTCATTGTAATATTTCTGATAAGATCCTAATGATTTACCCTTCTCCTTTTCCATTTTTTTAGATTTTCTATTATATGTTTCTTCTTTCATAATACTTTTATCAATTATTTCGTTAGATGTTCTCATAACAAATTCTTCAATAGAATCAACATTAATATCAATATTAGACGCAATGGTCGAAAACACGTTATATATCGTCTCTGCGAGTTGGTTTTCAAATACACGATGTTTCTTCTTGCCAATAGATTCTAATACAACACTTCCCAAATCCTTTTCCATAATATCATTGGATGTAATACGAAATCCACTTTCATCAAAACCTTCTTCGCTGCTGAAATCTATTTTACGGAGAACAAACCCACTATATTTATCTACAATTGAGTCTCCGTCATCACTCAACATACCATTAGAGTGACATAATTCCTCTAATTTCTTATTATAGTCCCCTCCATTGATAAACTCATTCGCTAACTCTGATAAAGAGATAGGAAGTAGTTTCGTATTGGTGTCTTTACAGTATAACCACGCGTGGTGTTCACCCAATTCAGTTACAAGTGGTGAACGACAGTATTTTCGCACGAAAATAATAATATCTTGCTGTTTTTTAGTGAAATTATCTTGTCCGAAGATGAGGTCACGTAATTGCAAATGTGGTGACATAATGACTTCATTATCGTTTGATAAAGAACCAATCATATAAGCCAGATTATTCGCTTTATACAATTGGATATCTTTCAATACACGTGATTTATTAAGCATTTTCAAATGATATGCGATGTTATCCTCTAATTTTTTTTCCAGTTCATCAACCGATATTTCATATCTCTTATCAAATTCATTAAGTAATTTGTCGCGCGTGTTTTGTTGGAATCTATTCTTGGCGTGGTCGGTTGTTTCACATACGCTATTCTTTTGATTTTTATAACAATCACGACTGATATTACAGAACAATGTATTTGTATCAAGAAACGCTTCATCTTCAATTAAATTATCACTAACCCAATTATCCTTAACACGTTTATAATACGTAGTCTTTTTACGTATGTCTTGTTCTATTTCAACTGACTCTTTTTCGTTATCCGATAATGACTCGATATTCCTCCCATCGTCTAATGTAGGTTTAATTTCCAACATAGCATATTCTCCATCTGAAACTAATTTCTTACCAGTAATAATGGTAGTAGCAAGGTATTTTGCGATGTCCTCTGGAGCATCGTGTTTATGAATAAGGTTCTCGACTAAAAATTCGTGAAATAATTCAGGAACCATTTTTTTCTCCTCATCTTGGTATTTCTTTAAAATATGATAAGGAGTATCATCAAGTTCGGTATCATAATATACTTCATCATTGTTATTATCTGTTTGTAAGTCTTTCATCGACGTGTATTTCTTGGTTAAGAATCGTTTGGTACAATCTGCTGCTTTAATCCGTTCATTATCCGTCATTTCATCTATATTCGGTTTGTTGATAACATCACTAAGATTTTCCGGTGTAATAAGCGATATTAAAATAGAAACCATTAAATTAGTATATAACTTACTATTGTCACTTTCATTAATATGAAGTAAGATTTCTTGAGGTGTAAGTTTGTTATTAGCCTTATCTTTGGAAAGTAAGTGATAATTTTGATAAAATGGTTCGGTCATATCACTGTTAGTAGAAATAAGATTTAAAATAGTATTATCACTGAATGGTGTGCTATCGTATTTAGCATTGCGAATATAATTAAATTTCTTAGTCTTCTGAATTATGCTGTCCTTAATTTCTTTGATTCGTTCTCTAACAAGGAATTTAATTTGATTATACTGCTTAAAATTAATGTCATCAGAATATACTGCAAAAGGTTCTAATTGTTCTACAAACCCTAGGAATGAAATCTTATTTTTCACGTATTTTCTTACGGTTTTAATAAAAAAGTGTGTTTTAGGTATAATGACATCTAAAAATTGTTTAAATTTATTATCATTATAGGAATCACGTGACACATCATTTCCAAGTATGAATTCTTGTATTCCCGATAAGAACTCCATTTTATTTTCTGCTTCCATCTTTTCATAATCAAGTTCCTTAGATAGGTCATTAATAACGTGAGGTATTATCTCGCGGTTTTTTCTTAACAATTTAAAAATAGAAGTATATTTCTCGTGTAAGGTAGATTGTCGCAAGATATTTGTGTTAGGTAAATCCATAGTAGAAAATCGAATAACGGGTTCTGGCATCATAATAACTGATTTAATTGTCATATTATCACTTTGTGTCATGGGTTTTCTTAGATACACAGATTTACCGGCTTTTAAATCAACCTTTTCAACATTCGAAAGTCCAAGATTGTATCGTTGAATAATAAACTGTTTAGTGACAAAAGGTTGGTTGCTGTTACCAAATACAGTAGAATTAAACTCCCCAAAATTATCAACAATAGCATCAATATTTCCAAGAACTTGTTTATTCTGAAGATAATCATTTGAATTATCTGGTTTTGTAAATGGGGTTAATAATGATGACGTGCGAATATTCAATTCGGTATATGTTAGCGATTTGTCTGTATTTTTTCGGTGGAAGTAATTGTCTTGGAGTTGCTGTAATTGTATTAAATCTCTATTATCATTGTTCATAATAACATCATCAGGTTCAACCATATCTTCGGAAGCACAAATAAATTTCTTATTAGCAACCACAGGAACCAACCATTTAAGTTGTGCGTCGATGTTTACAATTTTATCAACAATCGGTTTATAGTAAGCACCTTTAGTAGTGACATCATATACATTTTGATTACTATCAAACTTGGAAAACTGGTATCTTAGTTCTTTGAATCGTTCAATTAGTAAATGAATATTGTTCATAACCCTCAATGAACGTTGGCTATTTGGAATAGTAGACAATAGTTCATCTACCATATCATTAACTTGTTCCTCAATACTGTATCGTCGTTCTGATTCCGGTATTTCTACAACTTGTTCTAATGCTTCTAAACTTTCACCAAATATGATAGAATTTGCGTCAATGTATAGATTATGAAGTGTTTCACGAACATTTTCATCAAATTTCCCGTCTTCTGGAACTTGAATAACTGAGTCGCCTGTATCGGTAAATTCCATAGTAGCAATATCTTCTTGTTGGTAATTCCCTGGCTCAAACTCTTCGCCCTCTTCTAATTCTTGTCTGACAATAGCGAGAGACGGGACATTATTTAAAGAGTCAGGTTTTGTGCGTATCACAATTCGTTCAATGGGAATGTTTTGTGGAAGCCCTTTATATCCAAAATTTAAATATATGGTTTTAATATCAGGAAACGTAGTAATTTCAATCATATCCTCTTCTAAATTGGTGATTTCTCCAGTAATAATAGCTGGAATTTCTCCACCAAAATGAATATCGACCCAAGTTTTAGGTAAAAGATTATTTTGTCTTGAATATCCTTTCTCATCACTTCTATTAAGTAAATGAAGTTCAGTTATGGATTCGTCACTTAATGACCCCTCTTCGGTAATATTCAAAATATGTGTTTTACCAGTAGATGTGCTTATAATAGAGATCTTACTATCATCAATATATGTTATTAAACCAGTCATTTCGTGGATATCATTATTCGTCGGAGCCATTATTTCTATAATATCTCCTAATTCTAACTGAATAGAACGCCCATTGTTTGTTGTATTCCGTGTAAGTGATGTTTCTTCTATTATAGAATCAGTGTCGTTTGATGTTTCCATTATAATATAATACTAAAATATATAATATGTATCTAAATTATATTACATACAAAAGTTATTTCGTAAACAAAATAGATAAAAACAATTCCATATCTAATTTAATCAGATATGGAACTAACGCCATCATTCTCCGGCGTTCGTCTGGATATAGAATATTTGTCAGATAAGAATATAATAAAACGATTGGTAAAATATGATAATTTATATTATTATACGTTTTGCTATGATAAAGATGTATTATGCTATAATGATGATGAAACTCGACTATATCGAATGGTAATAATTTCGTATCCTGAAAACCAATTACTAAGTTACTCGCCACCTAAGTCAATTGGATACAATACATTCTGTAGTCGTTATCCAACGATAACCTCCAATATTCAAGTAAGTGAATATATAACAGGGAATATGATAAATTTAATGCATGATGATAGATGTAATATTTGGAGGGTAGTATCAGCGTCAGATGAAAAAACGACAAATATAATAAATAAGTTTAAATCCACATTTCATATAAATGAGAAAAATACCACACCTATATTGGAATACCTATCAAAAACCCGAACATACACATTTATTTTAAAGAAAAATTACAACAAGGTTACCCAGAATATAGATAAATTTTATCTGATATCGGTCTATGAAATACAAAATAACACTCTAAAATACATACCAAATACAGAATATGAGAACAATAGTTTTCTACGAGATATAGAAGGTATAATTTATTTCCCTCGCAAGTATAATTTGGATTGTTATAATAATCTACATAATATGGCAGACGATATAGATGGTTATTTATTAACAGATTTGAATACCGGAGATAGCACCCGAATAATGAATCCAGATATAATAATTCGAGAAGCAATGAGCGTGATTAACCCATACTATGCATATGAATATTTTTGCGTTCGCCGTATTGATAAATTATATGAATATAATAGAATATATCGCAAAACCAGAGATATTCGTTATAAAATTCATAGTGAATATGAGAAAGTAATCACAATTTTACACCAACATTATATGCATAAATTTATTTTCAAAACAAAATCAATATTACCAGATAAGTATATCCAGCATGTTAATTTTCTTCATAGTAATATTTACATTCCTTCTTTGAAGAAGAAAAATAAAGAAAAGATTACACGTACACGTGTAAAGGAATATTTACAATTATTAAATCCGTCCGAATTATTAAGTTTACTGTATCAGTAATACGTTTACATGCTGGAATATACAGTAGAAATTTTACTAAGATTTTGAATATACTTCATACAATGGTCTTTATTATCATCGTTCATAGTACGAACCGGTTCACGGATCTTGTCAATCATTCTCATGATTTCACCAGCATTAGATACAGACTGAAGGTCTTGTGCGTAATCCTTATCAAAAAAGAAGGAGAAGTCTCCTGCGTCAATGACCTGTTGATAAGGCATATATACCTTTTGATACCATGCCTTTACAATTAAAGACGGATTTGCCTTTTTGATTGTTTCAAATGAGGTTTTCGCCTTTGAAATATCTTGGTTTTCGGGGTATATCCGAATAATATCATCAAAGAATTCAATAAGGTGTGTATTGAAAGCGCGACTAAGAGTGGATTTATCAGCCATAGTATTATATAAAACAAAATAGAATAGTATTTATATTGTTTTAGTTACTAACTTGTTGTCCGAATGGTTGTTTATTCGGCATAATTTGATTAATATCGTCCATCCGTGTCTGTTGTAATGAATCAACCGTAACACTATTGGATACTTTATCTGGTTTATAGGTGTCATCCGGTGTTTTGATTAAATTCATACTATCACCTACAGAAACGTAATTATACATTTGTCTATTTCCCCCAGTGCCTTTAGCACTTAACTCATCTGGAGACATATCATACATGGTGTATTGTTCGGATGTAATATTTGTCCCACCGGATGAGTTCCCTAAATGAAATGATACAGGTTCTCCATTAAAATTGGTAGCTACATTAGATTGTTGCTTAATATCATTATGAAAAAATTTTATAATTTCATCTCCGTGTATAATACGATAATTATCCTTAATTAGTAATAACGAAGGTACACTATGTATGTTGGGTGGTAAAACCACCTTTCCGCCATTTTCAAGAATAATATATGTTTGATTTGTTCGTTTGTCTACTTGTCGTTTGTCAATACATATAAAACTGATTTTATCACTTAAATTCCCTTTAACAAGTGTCTGTAACACTTTTTGAGAATGAGTGCAATAGTTACTGTAGTATAAAATATCCATGACCTATATATTTTATACTAAATAATGTTTATGCGCTTCCTACGCACATTGAATGTAAAAGGCGGTTCTGAAAGTAGAAAATTGCATAACCGATACCGACAGTCATCATTTGAAAGTAGAAATCAAATCCTTTACGCTGGGAAATACCAACCATAAGAGAAGTTAATAATAAAAGTGCGAGAAGGAAGAACCCTAACATAGAAAGAAAGTAGAAGTAAATACAATAGTCTTTACCAAGAGGGCCGAAAATAGATTGAAGAAAAGTATCCATAATTATAGAATATACAAAGAAAATAAATTCAAAAGTTACTAAAAATATTAGAACCAAATGGTATAAATATATACAACCATTTTATATAACCTTGTTATGGATAATTCTACAGTATGGAAATTGATGGATAAGTATTTTCAAGACAATCCTCAAAGTTTAGTAAGACACCATACCGAATCGTATAACGATTTTTTTAAAAATGGTATTTTTCAAATTTTCAAAGAAAAAAATCCATTGCGTATAAGAACTAAGTTCGACGAGAAAACAAACGAATATCGTTCCCAATGTATAATGTATTTTGGTGGTAAAGAAGGTAATAAAATATATTTTGGAAAACCAGTAATATATGATGATAACAATTCGCACTACATGTTTCCGAATGAAGCCAGATTACGAAACATGACATATGGTATGACAATTCATTACGATATTGATGTAGAATATATTGATATTTTAGACGATGGTGTTGAACCAACATTAGTAGGTCCAGATGAATTATTCAAAGGAGGACAATATGACGACGCACCTACATTTAAAAACTTCAAAGAAAACCCTGAAATGAATACAGAAATCGATGGGGATGAAATGGTCGGTGGAGCACCAAAACGTCGCACCAAGCGCACTACTCAAGAAATATCAACGGAAGAGACCGCATTAATTCGTGAATTAACAGAGAAATCGTTAGTTAGTTCAAATAAACAAGTGAGAACAACCACAATTGAAAAGGTATTATTAGGAAGATTCCCTATTATGGTTCAATCTGATTATTGTGTATTATCCGGGTTACCTGCGGATGTACGTCACACTATGGGTGAATGTCGTAACGACCACGGTGGTTATTTTATTATAGATGGAAAAGAAAAAACAGTAGTTTCACAAGAAAAGTTCGGTGATAATATGCTCTATATAAAAAAATCAGGGGATGATAAATATTTATATTCAGCCGAAATTCGCTCTGTTTCTGAGAACGTATCAAAACCCATACGAACATTATCTGTAAAAATTATGGCTCCCACACCATCATATACCTTTAAAAACCTAGTGGTAAATATACCAAATGTAAGAAAAGCAGTACCACTATTTATTGTATTCCGTGCTCTTGGTGTAATTTCAGACAAACAGATAATAACATCTTGTCTTTTAGATATTGAAAAATACGAACATTTGGTAGATTTATTCATACCATCCGTCCATGATGCCGGAGGTATTCTGACTCAACGCACTGCTTTGAAATATATAGCATCTCTAACTAAGGGTAAAACTATTTCACACGCACAGGAAATATTAGCCGATTATTTCTTACCTCACGTAGGAGAAACTAATTATGTAGACAAGGCATATTATCTGGGTTATATCACTCATCGTTTATTATCAGTGTATACAGGCGTAGATGAGCCAACTGACCGTGATAATTTTAAATATAAACGCATAGAGTTGGTTGGTTCTTTAATGTATGACTTATTCCGTGAATATTACAACTTGCAATTACGTAAGATCCATTTAGATTTTGAATCAAAAATTACGTTTAATAAAGCCATGTATGAAGATAATTTACAAGCGTTAGTCGAACAGAATTATAAAAATGTATTCAGTGATAAAATAGTAGAAGATGGTTTCAGAAAAGGTTTTAAAGGAAATTGGGGTGCTCAAACACATACAAAACGCATTGGTGTAATACAAGATTTAAACCGTCTTTCATATAATTCAGCACTAAGTCATTTACGTAAGACAAACCTGCCACTTGATTCAAGCACAAAGTTAATCGGTCCTCGTGTATTACATAGTACACAATGGGGTATGTTTGACCCAATTGATACTCCAGATGGAGGCAATATTGGTATCCATAAGCATATGGCGATTACCGCATATATAACTCAAGGTGTTTCGCGTGAACCTATGATTAAATGGTTACGTGAGAAAGTGGAAATGAAATTATTGGAAGAATGCACTCCTTTGGCTTTATCAAAAACAACCAAGGTAATTATAAATGGATTGTGGGCTGGTATTGTAAGCACTCCAAACGAAACCGTAGAAAAGTTACGTTTATATAGACGCAATGGGTTGCTTCCAATATACACAAGCGTTTCTTTTCAAATTTCACAAAATACAGTATTTATTTATACTGATGCTGGGCGCATATGTAGACCGATTTTCTATCGTGACCCTGAAACAAACAAGATGTCATTTGATAAAAATAATGTAAAGAAGCATCTGGACGAAGGTGATTATTCTTGGAACGATTTAATTTCGGGGTTCAATAAAAAAACGGTCAAAGACTTTAATCCAAATGATTATAAAATGTATGAATTATCCGAGTTGTATGATAATATCAATGGTGAAACTGCCCCATCTCGTATAAAACGATTTTTAGAAGACAAGGCGATAATTGATTATATTGATACAAATGAAACTGAAAATTCATTAATAGCGGTGAACCAAGAAGAATTGGAAGCAAGTAATAATGACAAACACACTCACTTAGAAATCCACGAATCATTAATATTTGGTACAATGGCAAACATCATTAATTTCCCTGAAAACAATCCAGCATCACGTAATTCGTTTTCGTGCGGTCAAAGTAAACAGGCGTGTTCGATGTATCATACTAATTATCAGGTTCGAATGGATAAAACCGCGGTAGTATTATCTTCCGGTCAAATACCATTGGTAAAGTCTCGTTATTTAGATTATATTAATAAAGAAGAGAACCCTTATGGTGAAAATACGATTGTAGCTATTATGTGCTATACTGGGTATAACGTAGAAGATGCTATTTTAATCAATGAGGGTGCTCTAAAACGTGGTTTATTTCAAACAACATACTATTCGACATATGAAACTCACGAGGAAATTAGTAAGGGAGGAGAAGAAACTACTGAAAAAACATTTACGAATATCGAATCTGAAATAGATATAGTTGGAACAAAACCAGGATATGATTATAGTAAATTAGATAAGAACGGCATTGTCAGTGAAAATACTGAATTAAATGACAAAACCGTATTAATTGGTATGACAAGTCGTAGTTCTTCTCAGGACAGTAAAGTGTTAGACGCGTCTAAAACACCAAAGAAAGGGCAATTAGGGACTGTAGATAAAACATTTATTACTGAGGGCGAAACTGGTAATCGTATTGCCAAGGTTCGTGTTCGTGAAATCAGAATACCTAACTTAGGTGATAAAATGGCATCTCGTGCCGGACAAAAAGGAACAGTGGGATTAGTAATTCCCGAGAGTGATATGCCATTTACCCGTGACGGAGTTCGTCCCGATATGATTATAAACCCTCACGCTATCCCATCTCGTATGACTATAGGGCATTTGGTAGAATGTATAGTGGGAAAAGCATCCTCTATATATGGTGGATTTGCAGACTGTACCGCGTTTAATAATAAGGGTTCTAAAATTAAGGTATTTGGAGAAATGTTATCCAATGTGGGGTATCACTCAAGTGGTAATGAACTATTGTATAACGGTATGACCGGAGAACAAATCGAAAGTGAAATATTTATGGGTCCTAATTATTATATGAGATTGAAACATATGGTAAAGGATAAGGTGAACTACCGCGCTCGTGGTCCCAATACCCAATTAACACGCCAACCTGTATCTGGTCGTGCCAATGACGGTGGTCTTCGTATAGGAGAAATGGAACGTGATGTTGTAATTTCCCACGGTGCAAGCGAATTCTTACGTGAGTCCGTCATGGAAAGGGCCGATAAATATCAGATTGCGATATGTAATACAACCGGGATGATGGCTGTTTATAATCCTTCTAAGAACATTTTTATGAGTCCAATGGCAGATGGTCCATTGAAATTTACAGGTTCATTAGACGGAAAAGAACAACACTTGGAACAAGTAAGCAAATTTGGTCGTAATTTCAGCATTGTAAATGTTCCTTATTCCTACAAATTGTTACTACAAGAGCTTCAAACAATGAACGTACAAATGCGCCTAATTACAGATGATAATATAGAACAAATGGAAAGTATGTCATATTCAAAAAATATTGACCGTTTAACATTTAAAAATGATTTCTTACCACAAGACATAGTGCGCGAAACAAAATACAGTATTAACGCAAGTGAAAGAAATAAAGCAAAAAGAGAAAATATAACGATAACATCCGATACCCCAGAAAGTCCTGTATATGCACCGGGATCTCCGGGATATGTTGACAAAAATGTAGAAAACACATTTTCAGATTCATTAAACAAGGAAATATATGGTACACCAACCCATGAGAAACCAGAAAGTCCTGTATATGCACAGGGATCTCCGGGATATGTTGACAAAAATGTAGAAAACACATTTTCAGATTCATTAAACAAGGAAATATATGGTACACCAACCCCTGAGAAACCAGAAAGTCCTGTATATGCACCGGGATCTCCGGGATATGTTGACAAAAATGTAGAAAACACATTTTCAGATTCATTAAACAAGGAAATATATGGTACACCAACCCCTGAGAAACCAGAATTCAATGAGTTGTCAAAACAAGCACAAGAATATACAGTCGGAGAACAAGTACATTATAGAGGAGACGAAACACCAAACCGAATATGGAACGTTGCGAATATTGGTGATAGATTTTTAAAAATAGAAACAAATACCCCTAGTTTGAAGGACCCAGATACAGTAAAATTGGTAACTGCTTTAGATATATACAGAATAAATGGGTATGAATCCTCTATGACCCCTACAACTCCTCCTCCTCCATCTCACGAAAGTTCAATTGACGGAGGTGCGATGAAAATGAATGGCGCAACTGGAATTCATCAACCACCACCAATTAGTATCAAAATAATAAACAATGGAAATGATTTTTCAGCCGAGAATGATACACACCCAAATGATACCGTAATACGAAACAGTGAGAATAATATGGTGGATGAAGGAGTAGTATCGTTTAACCCACCTATAGAATATGAAAATACACCAGCTAATACTGAACCATCCAATACGAAGAATTCGGGAAAGTTGGACTTTGATAATTTAGTTGTTAGAAAGTTAGTATAGAAAATTGAAATCGAATATTATTATATAAAAGTATCAACTTATTTATATAATAGAATGTCAAACACTAACACATCAACAACCAATAGTCGGATTTTAAAGTTGTTTAAGTCCAGAAACACTCTCATAGATCAATTCGATAATTTGAATTATGATACATCAGAGCACACGGATTTTAGTATTAATGAAATTGATGCGATGAATAACAATACCCAGTTAGATTTTACTATCGGACATAGAAACGATACTCGTAAGATTCACGTAAAATACTATTTAACATCAAAACAAATTAATCGTACGAATTTAGACAATATCGTAGAGGACATATATAACGTTGATAATATTATCACAAAGAATGACACGTTGGTTATTATCATAGAGGATGAACCAAACGAGACAACCGTAAATAAAATTAAGTATCTATACAATCGCGATGGTATATTTGTGGTGATCCATAATATTAATAGACTTCAATATAATATTTTAAACCATACATTAGTGCCAAAATGCGAAATTTTAGGAAATACTGAAATTGACGAATTGAAACAAAAATACAATATCATGAATACAAAACAGTTACCCGAAATATCTAGATTTGATCCCCAAGCATTAGCAATGTGTATGCGTCCAGGGCAAGTTTGTAAATTTAAACGTGAAAGTTCCACCGCATTATTTTATGATTATTATCGTATCTGTATCTAAAAAAATAAAATTATAATATAAACAAACAATGGCTACATTAAACGTGAATATTGGTTATGATATGAAAGATTTTTTTTACGTGAATGCTATAAAAGCAAAAGATATGCCAACGAAAGACCGGTGTGATGAAATATTAAATCAAGCATATAACCCGGAAATGTGTAAAGGAGAAGAGTTTGGTAATAACCGCAAAGAATGTTTAGGTAGGCAATTATGCACGAATAAAAAACTGTCGGATACCATACTTGACATACAGCAGATACACAGTGGGTCAGACGGAAAATATAAAGATTCGCAAAGTATATTTGATCGTGAGCTATTTAAAACAGCAAACCTGTCTATCGGTATTGTTGGACTTATGGTTTTAATATACCGGTTTAGAAAAGTATAAAATATATTACTAGTATAACTAACATTCTAATAGTAATATGGATAACAAATCCGAAGAGGAAAAATGGTTTAAGAATATAAACAAATCTGATACAGGCACTATTGTAAATATTATTCCATCTGAGAATGTGCGATTACGAGCATCGAGTAGTAATACCAGTCATATCGTAAGAAATCTAACTGATAATAATCCTTCTACAAAATGGGTAAGTAATTACACTATAGGAACCTATAAAGATGAGTTTTACACAAATAGGAAAATAACAAAGGGTGATTATTCAAGGGGTCAAATCGTAAATGATGGTAAAAACCGAAAATTGGCATATGATAATCAGAAACAAAAAGAAATATTGCAGAATAAGATAATTTCTTTAAAAAATAAAATGAATAAACAGGTAGAAATTTATAATAATAATAAAAAAGGAATCAAAATAGTAGAACCAAAAACTCAGAACGATTTTAAGATAAAAAAGGTGCATAGATACAGAAAATATAGGTTCACATGGAGAGGGATTAGATCTAGAATTGTAACGAGTGTAAAATATTTTCCCGATACAGAAAAATATAACAAATACGTAAAAGATAATGATACTATGATTAGAGAACTAAAAAATATAGGTAACAACATTAATAGGATAAAAAGCACTTTCAAAATAGAGGACGCGAAATTAAAGGCACAGCTAAACGATATTCCAAGTATAGATGTGAATAGTTTGCCGGTTAAAATCACAAACGATGGAAAGTATATAGGTAATGAAAAAACAATATTATCAAACAATTCAACTATAAATGGTGAGTGGGTAGAAGTAGAAATACCAAATACAGTAGTCGTAAAGAAATATGAACTTTTACCGGGTAAGCGTGATGGAACAACTGAATTCACGCCTTTTCCAAAGGATTTTTACATAGTTGCTTCAAATGATACTAACAAATGGGAAATACTGGATAGTCATTTTGATTATAATCCAATGTATAATACCAATAATTCACCTATTGTATTTAACATAGATAATAAAAAAAAATATAAATATATTCGTCTGGTAATATCATCATTGAATAGCGCCCAAACTGGTTTTCAAGGATTGGGTGCTATGTCGTTGTCAATTTTTAACATAATCGGGCATCGTTGTTATAGATTAAATAAATCCTGTGAAACTTTCCAATCATATAGTAATACGAACAATAATATGTCAAAAATAGAGGGATTAACAATTATGGATGCAAATGTAAATGTTTTAGCAGATTTAAAAGATTTTAATGAAAAATATCAGAAATATGTAAAATGCACTGATATAACTTTACCCGATACAGTAAAATCAACGTGTACGACAGAAGATACACAAATTCAAACAGTAAACGATATATATAATAAATTAATGGATAATGGAAGCGTACAAAAGTTACAAGAAGCACCTTTAAATAAATATATAAATATCGCTGAGTATGAGGAAAATCATAAAAACATAATAGGAACTCACAGTAAAATAATACCATTAAGAAAAGAACTGGATTCAAAAATGAAACAGTTAATGAGTGATGAAGATAATATTCACGCTAATTATAACGAAACATACGATACGACTATGTATTCTAGTTTAGTATTGTCGGTTGTATTAACATCATCTTTATTTTTCATTTTCAAGAAACTATAATTCGGACATCGTTTTGTAAAATTACGAAAAGTTTTGTATACCTATAATATAAAACGATGTCATCTACAAACATAATACAAGCAATACCACTACCAAACATAACATTATCTAGTATGGAGTCCGGACAATCTGGAATAGATAATCAATCGATTAATGGATATGAACCTAATGGAAAATATGTAATCAAAACTTCATCAAATTATAATGACAATACACAAGGATTTAACGCATTTAATGAAACTACAAATACGTACTGGGAATGTGACAATGTAAATAATAATAATACAAGTATGACTAAAAATTATTCAAAATATACTCAGACCCCCTACTCTGGAATTACACCATCAAGTTATTTAGGTGGAGGTTCAGAAAATAATACATGGAGCACAAAAGTTGGTCCTAATAAGAACAAAACTGAAATACCAGGTGAGTGGATAGAGATTAAATTGCCATATAAACTCTATTTAACTAGTTATTCAATTACAACACCTACATTTGAAGCAACAAATACTTTTCCTAAAAAATTTACATTGGTCTCTTCTAATGATGGAGAATCGTGGGATTATGTAGACCAACAGCTTATAAACAAAGACGAAATGCCAAGTAAAACATCACCTAGAAAACCATTTGATGTAACTTCATATAATAAATATTCTTATTTCCGTTTGATTATAACACAGATGGGTGACAAAATGTCAAAACTACGTATTAGTAAGATAAAGTTGAATGGAACCACTGAATTGGATAGTGTTCCTGAAACATTTTCTACATTGTACCGGTCAATTGAAGGAGTTACTAATAAATACAATAAACAAAATGATAATAAGTTAGATGGAGCTGATTTGTATAGACCAACTTACTCTAATTATCTTGATAATAATTTAGAAACAGACGTCCATCCATCAAAAGAACCAAAATCAAAAAACGCACCAAATATGTTTTTAAATAACATAACAAACTCAGCATCAGACGTGTTGTTATATACAGGTATACTCACTGGAATAGTCGTATCAGGTATTATTCTGACGAATATGACAAAACGGTAATTTCATAAAAATATATTATCCATTCATACTATAATAACAAGTATACTATGAATAACGTTAAAGTGAATGAAAAACAAGTATCTAACTATACTGCGTATTCTGATTACGAAGTAAATAACAAATATCAAGAATTAAAGGAACAACAACGTAAAATGTTCGAAGGATTTAAACAATCAGATGAACGAGATGAGAACACGCCAGTAAAAAAATTCATAAATGAACAACAAATACAACCTTTAGAAAAACTAGAAAAAAAATATACAAAGAAGCTTAATACAATTAATAAGAATTATAACGATTTGGATTCTAAACTAAACACAATTACAAATAACGATAAAACTGGAATACGAGATAAATTAATGAACGAGGATAAATATAGTGACTATTTATCAACCAAGTTAGACCAACCAAAAGACGTTTCTGATGTTAGATTAGATGACACAAAGGATTTAATCAAGCATAATAATTCGATATTTAATTTAGGAGTGGTAACTGCGTCTACATTATTAGTTGCTGGTATAGTGATAGCAAGAGAATAAGTAAATATATAATATTTTTATAATATATATTTCCAAAAATGAGTAATAATACCGATTTAAATGGATTAGTTGCCTTACAAAAAAATTATCTGAATGTTCTTGAGAATAAACAAGGTGACCCCGAGTTTACAAATAAGATAAGTGAATTACAATCTCAATTAGAGAACGCACATAAGTCATTAAAAGATGCGGATGTATCAAGCGAACACATATTAACACACCAGGAAGAGGTGGCTGACATTGTAGATACTGAAAATGATAGATTAATGCAAAAGAAGCAATCTATAGATAATGCTTTAGTCGGAAAACAACGCGAAATTGAATTAAATGATAGTTACCAGAAAAAACAAGCTGAATATAACAAGATAAAATTCGTGTGGGTAATCGCTTTAGCTATAATTGTAGTATCAAGAATTTTAAAGAATCAGCTTACATTTTTTCCTTCGTTCCTATTTGATTTGTTAACTATAATCGTTTTATTCGGTGCTTCCATCTATACGATAACAGTGTTTATTGAAGTATCCAGACGTGAAAAGATGAATTTCAACAAGTTAAATTTACCTGACCCTGCTGCCCGTACCCAACCTGAATTACAAGATGCGGCTAAAGCTGCTGCCAAGGAAGAAGGTGGCGATTTACTAGGTGGAATGAATTTATATGGTTGTGTAGGCACTTATTGTTGTAGTCCTGGCACTAAATGGGATACTGGTATTTCAAAATGCGTTCACGATAGTGAATATGATGTGAATAAAATTCAAGATGAAAGCAGTTCCGAAGAGTTTAATACAATGGTAAATAGCTCTAATACAAAAAACCGAAGAATCAATATAAATAATGTAAAAGAGAACTATGCGAACGAATATGATAATTATTCAAAATTATAGTTATTTTTATCCCATGATATAGTAAGTATAATATTATATCATGGGAGGAGGACCATCACGATCTACACTCAATTACCGAAAAAACGCTTTACGGGGGTATGATCGAAATAATTCTGATCTTCAATCAAAAATTAATGCGATTACTCCTATTAGAGATGAGTTACGACAGAAAATAGATACAATGAACGATGAAATATCTCAATTAAATACTGATATTAGTAAACTAGAAAAAACTACCACTTCAAATAGAAAAACAAAAACTTCTTTAGCAAGTGCAAAAACGGGGTTGGAAAAAGATTTGAAAAGTGCGAAGTATTTATTAAAGGTGGTAGACCAAGCAATAGATGAAATAAAAAAATATGGAGATATTCAGAAACGAACACAAGACTTTTTTGATAAGGAATATGAAGTTCTTTATATAAAAGTAATGACTCGACAACAATTAAAACAAAATGACTATATAAATCGTAATGAAACATTAGAACGTGCGATAAAACAATTTAACCAGAATTTTAGTAATGATTATAGAAATACTGAATATCAAGAAAATCATACCGCATATTTTGTAACATTAAATTCACAATTTTGGTGGGTATATTACATTTTATGCTTAATCCTATTATACCAAATAGTTTATATACAGAATGAAATGAACTTGAAAACAAAAGTTATATTGGGAATTATTTTAACATTATATCCATTATCATACCGAATATATGATTTAGTCGGAACTAAAAAATAACACTATAGTATAGAATATAGTAAATATGAAATTTAATAGAATAATTGAAGGATACAGTGATAATGACGTTAGAAACTGGAGATCTTATATAAGTAAATGGAAATCAAAGCAAAACTTAAAAATCAGTCTTATTAGTAGATTACGGACAATAACAAACGAACGTAACCAATTACAAACACAATATGAGAGTACGTATAACGCATACATCATAGATGACCCAAATTTAAAACTTATAAAAGCTGAAAAGGAAATGGATCTCTCGACTTTAAAAAAACAAATAAAAGAATTAGAAAAGGAAATAGCAAACTTAAAATATGATATTAAATCTATCAATGCTGAATCAGACAGGAAATACAATAATAAGTTGATACCAGCAGAAAATGATTTTGTTGAAAAAAAACAAGTGACAGACAATAAATTAGATGAGATTTTACCATTAAAAAAGAAAGAGAATGGCGAAGCAAAAAACTACTTTAACTTACTTATTTCACAAAATAAAGAAGTATTAACCGCAATCGCAGACCAAAAAAACGACCTAACTACTGCGGATAGAAAATATGTGATAAATGATACGAAACACCCATATTATATAACTTTGAATAAAGGTTTATTTTGGTTGTATATTATTGTAGCATTATATGTTATTTATAAAGTAATGTCTGGTATGATTACACAAAACATTTATGGTAAATTAGTAATAATTCTATTAATTTCACTGTATCCAATTTATATATTTGGTTTAGAAAAATCCATTTATAATCAATATCTATTTATTAAAGCTATGTTACGAGCTGAGCCATATATCCCTACTAAATAAAAAAAATATATTTTAATTATCAAAATATATTTACATAAAATATTTATTTATTACTACGTTACAAGCCATTGATATTATTATTATCTAAGCTATTTTTAATAAGGTCATCATCATCCATCTCTTCATTTGATTCGTATTTTATCTCAACCCCGAACCATTTGGAGGCACGGTTCTTTCCAAAGCATCTATCCATATATTCGTGTAGGTCTTTGGGAGAAGGACCTCTTCCACCATAGTTGGTCTCATACCATCTCACAAATTCATTATTTAATTCAGACTTCTGAACGCACGCATTCGAGTTGCTGCTGCGTAATACACATTCCTCAACGAACTCAGATAGGTAGTCTTGGCTCTTCCTGTACTCATTGCTCTTCTGTAGCACGATGTCACAGTCATTAACCAGACCTTTCGTTCTTGATGCACGTACCACTAGCATTGCCAGAAATACTTCTTTCCAAGCATCAAACTTATCGTCAATCGATTTGTCAATGAGAAATTGAAATGGTTTTTCGCGGTCACCCTTTACCGGGTCTTCAGTGAAGAGTGATTTGAATGGCACTGCTCTAATACGTCTCCAAGTTCCGTGGTCGTTACTCTTAATTCCCATTAGAACATTACACGTAACAACCAGTTTAAATTGTGGTATGAATGAGATAGTCTGTGGCATATATGGAGCTCTACCTTGGATTGGGTCCTTTCCACTAGTTAGCTGCTTCATTATACCTTCATTTATCACATCCCCCTTAGATGGCTCCTGCATCACTGCGAAACGTATTCCTTTCAATTGAACGATCTCAGGGGCCAACCCACCAACCTTACCGCGTCTGTCAGTTACTAGGGTAAGTGGAACGTCACCTTTATAGTCACCAAGGGTAACTTCCATTAGGTTTACTAATACAGATTTTCCATTTTGACCGCCACCAATATACATATTAAACGTTTGATTTGTAGATGTGCCTAATAGCGTAGATGCCAAATGGTCCCACATATATTCACATAACGATTTCTCTGGAAACAATTGGTCCATAAATGTATTGATTTCATTGACCTTATTTGCTTGTTTCACTGGGTCAATTGGCCTGTAGTCAATGTTGGTTGACATTGAGATATTGTCCTCCGGGATGCCATTTCGAAATAAGTTTTCCTTAAAATCATATACACCGTTCTTACAGCAAAGTAGATGAGGGTTGACGTCAAGCTTTCCTAAGAAATCCCCGTCATAGAATAACTCCTTTGCCTCCTTCATAATATGGTCTTTATCGCTAGTTTGTGCTAACTTCTGAGAAATATTAATCGCGCGCTGTTGAATTACACGGTGTAATTCATCCTGTTCTGCTATAGGCTCGTCATCATCTGTGCGATTACTTTGTGGTTCATTGTTATGCATGTATTGAACTGCTTTATTTCTATATCGCTCTCTTAGTGGACCGGAGATGGTCTTTCTGAGAGTGGTTCCTGAGTCCAAATCGTACCAACGATGATTCTTATAGACCATCCACATATTATTTTTAACGCTGGTACACACATATGAGTGTTTACACATTTGATACAAAACCCACGCCAAATCCCAATCACCGCACCCCGATTTCTCGTTATTTTTACCTTTTCCGCCGCTTATCTTAAGACTTTGCTCAACATGATAATCCAATGAATTGTTCATGATACGGGTGTATTCTTCTGGAGCGTCTGTCTTAGCCCAATGATACAATGACCTCTTTGTAATTCCATCATTAGGGCGTCTTTCAAAACCTCGCCATTTATCGCATAATTCAGGAATGCTCCCAAAATCAAATGTAGATGATTTCGCACTAAACGCAATCCATACGATTAGTAATCGATTACTTATATTCTTAAGACACCAACCAACCTTCATCCACTTAAGGTATGAACCTCCCTCGTAATATGAAGGCGGTAATATCATTACATAGTCATGAGAATCCTTGAGGTCATAATCCAATTGAGACCCTAATGATGATTCCAGAAATACTTGTACCATCATATCGAGTTCCTCCTGTGTCTTTATACTGGCTATGTTTAAATCCTCAATCGCCGGAATATCTTGAATTGTCATACCCGACCTATTTGAAGAAGCACCCGCACGCTTGATATTATTCTGCCTATCATATTCGTCTCGTTCCTTTAGAAACGAAGACTTCAAGAATAATGATGGATGATTTTCATTACGAACTGAAAGCTCGTTTATATTCTGGTTGATATCAAACGACTGTAATGGGATTTCCTTACGCATAAACTCATTATCGGTGTCATCAAATGATACCTGATAGATACGAGTTAGTTTATATCTGTCATGGTGCGGTTTTCGTGAACCGTATAATTGCCAATTTACAGTTCCATCGGTGATACCCTTATCAAATACATCCTCAAATGAATTCGTGATGGGAAGATCACCCCACGCATCAGCAACTAACGGAATGACTTTATTGCGGATAATTTTTTGTGTATTACGGTCGGTCTTCAACGCAAAGATCAAGTGTATACCATCTTTGGTACAATTCTTCTCTTTTACGCGGTTTACCGTAGGTTTCTGTAATATGTAAATTTTGAAGTCACACGTGCTATCCATCTGAAATATATTCTTGAATTCATCCAGATAGATGTCAATCATATCCTCAACGTGTCCGTCAGTATATTGACGCTCATCTACATCATAATCGTGACGAAGGTCAATATCAACCAAGATAGCTCCATTATCAACTAGCTGTTTCTCAGTCAGATACTCTTTTTTATTTGAAGACAAAATATCCCGATTGTATAAATTAAGAAATAGTTCATAGTCTTCAGGAGGTATGGAATATGAACCGCCATAAATGTTGTCATCTTTGCTTCCTATTCGTGTGTTTGTAATTTCTTTATTTGCGTTATTTTCACCTTTCTTTAACTGATGCTTCATCATAAAGTCTTGAAACCCAGCATACTTGACGCTAATGGGTGGTTTAGATTTAGAAGGGTGTCCATTAGCGATAGATTTCTCCATCTCCAACTCGTTTTGATATATTGATGTTATATTTTTATCCTCTTTCGAATTATACATTCTATTTTCAATTTTATATGTATATTATACCGAATGTATATTTAGGGATACCATATATCGTAATATAATATGAATTTATATATTACTATGCCGTGGCTAATATTACTAAATGATTTTGTAAAATTGAATTAATGTATCTTGAACATTATCATTTAAATAAATTATACTTCAGTAGTATATAAAATGAAGTTTTGCGAAAAGTGTGATAATATGTACTACATTGGGATTAATAAGAATAATCCCAATGAGTTAACGTATTACTGTCGTAATTGTAAACACGTTGATGAAACCATCACTCAAGAAGGTATCTGTGTAACAAATACCCAATTAAAGAAAGGGACACACGAATTTAACCACTTGTTTAATGAATATACGAAATTGGACCCCACCCTTCCACGGTTGTATAATATTCAGTGTCCTAATGATGAATGTAAAACCGAACACGGTGTGATTTATATTCGTTATGATAATGATAACTTAAAATATTTGTATATATGTGCTGATTGTGATACAAAATGGAAAACTGATGAACGTAAATAATCAAATACACGAACAGAAAATTGAAAATCTAGATGATAAATAACTATTTAGAAAAATTACATTATCTAATAATATAATAACTAATATGGACGCCGACGATTATGTTCCCAGTGACACCGAAGATATTTCCAGTGATATTGAAGATATTGATGATATGTCAGTGGAAATGAAAAAACCTATTAAAACAGTTCCAATACCAATTGACGATGATGATGTGATTGTTGATGATATTGACGATGATGATGATGATAGTATGATTGAATCAGATATAGAAGATTATGGTGAAGAAGATATTCTAGACCGTGATGACAAAGATGAAAATGTGACATCTAGCAAATTTGCGATGGATGGCTATGGTTCAGATGATGATTCTGACAATGATTCAGATGAGGAGGATTTTCAAAAATTTAACGAAACCGATAAAAATGATATTATTACTAACTTTCACCCAGAACTATACAATCATAATTATGATGAAATACAAACAATGGCTAAGGTTACCAGAGATAACGATGGAACTATTGTAGACCCTTTACATAGAACGTTACCATTTGTTACAAAATATGAAAAAGCACGAATATTAGGGGAACGAACAAAACAATTAAACGCAGGAGCACAGTCATTCGTAGAAGTAGATGATAATGTGATTGATGGATATCTAATCGCATTAAAAGAGTTTGAAGAAAAAAAGGTTCCCTTTATTATTAAACGACCTTTACCAAATGGTGGATGTGAATATTGGAAGTTATCTGATTTAGAGATATTAATTTAAAAACAGAAAAAGAAAAAAATAATAGTTTATTTTTTCTTTTTCAAAAAAGCAATATAGAAATAAACATATAATCAATGTAATGTCACAAAATAACAAACGACCTATACACTGTTCTTTTTGTGATGATGAAGGACACCCGATAAGTTCTTGTCAAGACCCTCGTATTGATATTGTGCTTAGAGATTTTGAAGAATCTATTTCATTAGATATGGCGTGTAACTTAAAAAAGAAATACGTAAAATACATTATGATTTCAATATACACTATCGCAGACATTCGGATATTAGGCTATAAAAAAGGGTTATCTATGAATAAAACGTCCAAGGATATGTTTATAAATGAAGTATTAGATGAATATTATGATACAAAAGATAGTAAATATGATGAAATTTTTACTGGGTTTAACGATACTGAATTATTAGGTTTCGCAAAAGATATCTCTACAAATTCAAAACAATGGAATTCTCGTAAACTATCGTTACCAAAAACAAAAAAGCTATTGGGTATTAAACAAGATAATATTGTGTTACGCGAAGCCAAGAATCCAAAATATAAAACAGTATCGTCGATGATAACGACTGACAATTATAATAATGAAGAAACCCCCGATTATGATTTCCAGTATTTTTTGCTACCATTAATAGACGAACCAGGATTTCGTGATTTATTTCCGGCATTAAAAAATGGATTAAATTATATGTATTTTTTATCATTCGGAGCATTAGTTATGAATGCGTATATTATTTACACCCAGGTTTAGGTCTATGTCGATTATGACTTCCAATTCTTACCACAATCCAAACACGTAATAAATATAGTTGCTGGTTCGTCCGCACTTCGGGTTTGTAATTCATAATACGTACATCTCTTTGATTTACACTTCTTGCATGTAAACATATCAGTAGATGCTTGTATATTATTTGTATATTTGTTTGCATCACGCATTACTTTCTGTTCGATTAAAGTTTTCCATTGCGAAGGGTTCATTTCCTGATGGGTCATAGACGCAATATTGAGTGGTGTAATTTCACCATTTTTAATTCGGTTTAAAAATGATGGGTCCTTTAAATTAATATAAAGACTCCGCAATCTATCCAAATAGATTTGTACGAAACGCGGATTTTCCCACTTTTTTATAATTTTCTTGGTAGACGCCTCTTTTAACGAATAGTTAAACACCCCTCGTTCTACGTTTATGCATAAGGTATCATCTTCTATGACCGCATTCAACTTAGTTGAAATATTCTTACGGAATTCAGTTGGGTTAGCAATATTACGCATTGTGTAAATAATATAATATATTATCGTATTTACCGTTTATATTATTTCAATTTTTCTAATATTACAGATACTCTTCTTCTTCTAATTCATTTGTATATTCACTATCATCAGTGTCAGACAAATTAAAAACAGTAGGGGCATTGGCACGACGTGGTGTTTTAGGTGGTATATTACGTTTTATTTTACGTGGGATAGACGATTCACTATCACTTTCATCATCATCAACTATGAAATCATCCTTTACGTACCCGCTTTTGGTTTTGGGTAAACCTTCATCTTCACTTTCTTCTGAATCTTCCTCATCCAAATCATCAAATCCACCATACAAATGATTATATATACTATTCCATTCAGTAGAAGTCAGATTTTTGGGAATATTGTTTACCTTATTCACTAAGACGCAACTACCGAAAAATAATGTGTTATCGATAGGTGGTGGGAATTCATATTTATTTTCTTGATTAGCTCTACCTACTAATTTACCATAGAGATGAATATTATATGTTATATTATTTAACTTAATATCTTTCCATACAGACTGAACTTTAAAGTCAGATGATGCCTTAAATCCGCATTTTTTATAAAGTTCATTTTCATCATACGATTTCACCTTCAATCCCTTAATATTTCCTCCCTTCTCCACAATAATAATAGAAACTGATGTCATAATATACAACTTATATATTGTAGATTTTATACCCTTTACAAATTACTAATATAAATAAATGTGTTTGTCGTAAAATTATATAAAAATTTTTGTTGTAGTTGTGTATACCAATAAAGTAAATGTTTTCAAATCCTCTGATATCTTTTTTGATTAAAATAATTATATCGGTTGCTATTATTTATACATTACAGTGTGGGTTTGAGTACCTGAAAACTACATATACCAAGCCAAAAGTAAAAGATTTAGTAAATACACAAATAAAGAAATACAAGGAAATTATGTCTGAATTGAACGACCCGGTTGAAACAAAATGTGAAGAAATTACAGATGAATTTGATGAAGTATTTAACGAACAAATAAATGTAAATGATATGAATGACGAACTATTGTCATTTATGAATTCACAAACACAGCAATATGTAACCGACGCATAACTATATTTGCAAACCTATATAAATATAATCCTACAATCAGTATAATGTCAGAATTAAGTCCCGTACAGATAAGCAGATTATCTGATAGATTTCCTGAATTTGAACTTTCGTATGAAACTATTTCACATACGAAAGTTTCGTCCGCATATAATGTAGTCTCTGCTATCCCTAATGGGAAAAAGGTGTTTTTATGGTTTACATTTTACAAAGATAAGGATGTATGTTATTTGTTTGAATTAAATAGAGAAAAACGCATTACCAAAGGAAAAATGCTAAACCTGGGGTTCAACTTCAAACTATCATTAGGCACTGTATTATATGGTTCGTGTGTCGTTAATGAACTGAATGAATTAAAGGCCATAGTTGTTGATGATATTTTATATTATAAAGGGTTGTTACTCAATAATACACCTATTATACAAAAATTATCCATGTTAAATAAAACGTGTAATGATATTACAAAACAAGACCCACATCATCCTATATATTGTAGTGTTTTTTGGGAAATTAACATAGATAATAATGCGGTTGAATATCCAAATACAATTTCCAGTGATATTTTTCAAAGTATACCTTATAATATTCATCATATTCAGTATAGATGCGCTCACGAAAAACGACCTTTTGTCAATATTTTTATTCATAAAAAATTAAATGTAGTAAATTTGCCATCAGCCAAACGACAATTTATAAATCCATTAGATAGTATTGATTTGACACCGTTTAGAATGACACAACATAAATCGCAGTATCGGTATTCTACTATTTTTCAGATAATGGCCGATATTCAACCCGATATATACCATCTTTTTATATATGGACGAAACAATCTACGTGTGTATTATAATGTTGCTTATATACCTGATTATAAAACTAGTGTATTTATGAATTCATTATTCCGTAAGATCCGTGAAAATGATAATTTAGATTATATTGAAGAAAGCGACGATGAAGATGATTTCCAGAATATAGACGAAGACAAATATGTAGACGTAAATAAGGTATTATATATGGAATGTAATTTTCATATGAAGTTTAAACGATGGGTTCCAAGTCGGGTTGTTAGTCGTAGGGAAAAAATAGTACACACGAGCCAACTCTAATTTTTCTGTTGTCGGGCTACTCTCTCATCATGCATTTGTTGTAACCGTCGTCTATGTTCTAATACTTTTTTTTGAATTTCCTTGATTTTTTTGTCGTCAAACTTATTCGTTCTTTTTCTATTTTCTTTATTTTTATAATATAATGCACGTTTTTCCAATTCTATATTCTTTTTTCGTCTTATCTCTTCCTTCTTTTCTTTCCACTCTTCTTCATTTTCTATTCCTTTGAAAAGTGTTATTTTATGAATATTTTCTTTCATTTTGGCTATTCGACGTTCTTCATATTCTTTTATTTTTGCTAATTGTTCTTCCGTTAACATTATTTATTATATACTGATAATATATAATGTCTGGAACCGGAGTTACAAACTTCACATTCACTGAAGGTAATGTTTTACCTAACACAGTAACTACCGCTACTTCGGGTGGTGATAATATCAACGTATTTAAGGCAAATTTTGAGCCTACACAAACTGGTGGAAAAAAACATCGCAAATCTTATGGTAAAAAACGCAAATCTATGCGTAAACTAAAGAAGAGTAATAAAAGTAATAAAAACAAATCACGAAAGAATACTCGTCGGAATAGACGTAAATAGAAGCCAACAAAAAACAAATATATACACATTTACATAATTGTTTTTATTTTTTATTCCGTCTTCAGACTATCAAATATCGAAGTGTCAAGTAAACACTTCGAATCCTTTAAACTCTTTAAATGATTGTCATCGTCATCTTCGTCATCTACTATTTCAGTATCATCATTCTTTAATTCTTTGGGTTCAAATACCCATTTCCACGTTTTATCGGTATCCCAATCTAAGCTCATTCCCTCATATTTATCTCCGTCTATTTGACGGATACGATAATTACATCTTTTATAAAATCGTCTTCGTTGGACCCATTGTTTTTGGAATAAATCGTGGCTATCTACAATATCTACTACAATCGGATTATTACCTTTTACTCGTAATATACGTCCTACTGATTGTGTTATGTCGGTTTTGGGAGTAATCATAATTAATGATGAAAGGGTCTTTATATCAAGTGCTTCTGCTGCCATCGCATATGTAGCTAATACAATTTGTTTGGTTTCAGTCATTTGTAAATCTGCTTGTTTCATTCCTCCCACATAAAACCCGATTGTTGCCAAATCACGATGACATATACCTTCATATAAATATGTTAATAATGAACGATTATGACATAAAATCATTATTTGTTTTGACACATTCTCTTTTAATAAATCTCCTACCACTTTAATTATAAAGTCACTACGTGGTCCGTAATTACATAATTTGGATATCATAGTGCTATATTTGGGATTTCCGCGAAAATCATATTCTATTTCATTAAAATCGGTATCTCTGGAAGTATAATTTATAGCACGAACACATACAACATCATCGTCTTTTCGTCCTTCACTATGAATCTTATCACCTATATACATATACAATACTTTTGTTAATTTATCCTTTCTATCTACGGTTGCTGATATACCAAGCATATAGGGAGTTACTGTTTTGAATAATGTTTTGGAAAATTGTTCGCTACCTATACGGTGAACCTCATCTATTACAGTTAGTCCAAATGATGTAAACGCATTCGGACCTAAATCCTTATCGTATAACGTTTGAAGCATACCAATTACAATATCTTTCCCTTCTATATCAAATACCTTACCTTGGATTTTGCCAATCTTTGCGCTTGGTAAAAAGTCATTTATACGTTCTATCCATTGGTTCATTAAGAACTCTTTATGCACGATAATCAGTGTCTTCTTTTTAATATCAGATATCATTTTTAAAGCACATATAGTATTATGCGTAACTGTATTGTCACCTAATACAAACCGACGATTTCCATCTATTTCAAATCCATAATAATTATCTATTTCTAATTTTTCTAATTTTATACGTGTATTTAACGCATCCTTCATTTGTTTTCTTGGATTAGCTTTTTTTCTCGGACATTTTACTGGTATTTCTTCTAATCCTTTACCATGAATATAGGTTCTGTAATAAGTTTCTTCTTTTTTTTCACCCTTATACATACAATATTTTTTACATTCTGTTTTATAAGCTGCAAACCCTAATGACCTTGCTATAAATATTATATCATCTAATAATGTTTCATTTTTTTGAATAATATCATACGAATTTTCGTGCATATGCCCGTCAGAATCCATTAACCCTGCTAATAATTCTAATTGAGTAGTCCTATCATTGCATTTATAATCGTGTGGAATATGTTTATTTTGTATTAAGTTATATTTACGTAACCCAATCATTAATTCATTACCTTTTGTAATAGAATTTATACGATAATCATACTGACTATAATATTGACTATAATATTGTAAATATAATGTCTTGTGTTTATTTTTAAATGTATTATTATTTAAATAAGATAATACGGACGCTTCTTGTGTGCTTATTAGTGTTGTTCTGGAAGCACCATCACCCAGCCAATAACCTAATAAGTATGGGTCGATTTCAACTTCTTTTTTGGGAAATGTAATAGGAACCCGATAACCAACCAGAACTCCTCCTCTTCCGTGATATGATTTTGGTAATTTCAAATAATCCAATACAGAAATATCACGAATAGTTCCTTTGGGTGTATGTTTATTCACAGCAGAACTGTATTTTAAAGATAATATATGACTTTCATTCACTATATACGGGTCTCCTTTCCCGGGGATTACTTTATACATTTGCTCTTTTCCACGAGCAAGACTTAAAACAGTTCTTGGGGTAGAATCATCGCCCATAATTTTATCACCTACTTTTATATCTTGAACCATTTTAATTGTTCCATCATACTGCATAATCGGTGTATTTAACCCGAGACATTTACCAAATCCGCACGGAAGCTCGAGTATACCACCATTTCCATTTATCACATTTCCACAGCATATTGGAGTATTTATATGGTTCATATACACATTTATCACGTTTTTTTGATAATCACGAACGGTTTGTGTAAATTCAACATCTATATCATCACCTTCTTCTATTTCTGACTTGTCGGGCAGTCCATAACGTTTGATTCCGTAAAACCTTGGTATGTAAAATTTGTTTGCGTTTTCACGAAATACATGAAACGCACCCACATCAGTGTTTTGATTCGCACCAAACACTGCTGGCTTGACAAATAATTCTTGACGAAGGATATCTTCATCATCTTTTATAATAACTGATTTGGGAATTGTATACCCTTTCTTACCAAGATACGCAGATTTTCTCACAATTTCTTTGTAATCATCTGTGATTGTTACTTCTGTAACTTTAGGCTTAGGTGGTTGTCTTTTTCGGTTGTATGGTTGTCTAAATCCACGCATTATTTGAATTATATATATTAACGTAACTTTAGGATATTTCAATTTTGTAGTTATTTACTTGGAATAAACGGGTGAAAAATATAATAGTATTCTATACTATACAAAAATGAAGTTTTTATCTTTTATGGATTCTCTTACTAATGTTGAAACTGCTGTTATTGTCATGCTTATTTCCTATCTAGCACTCCCAATTCAACTCCCTGATATGTTTGCTAATATGGTTGATTCTCCCGTGGGAACAATTGGTATTTTCATCCTTTCTGTCTACTTATTTTTTAACGCAAACCCATTAGTTGCGGTTTTGTTCGTATTCGTCGCATATGAGATGTTCCGTCGTAGCAGTAATACTACTGGTAAGGCTGCTATGATTAAATATACCCCTACCCAAGCAAGAAAAGACGATAAGATGAAGAAAATGAACCCTGTCAAAACTACTTCTTTAGAAGAGGAAGTCGTAAATGAAATGGCACCTGTAGGAAAGAGCGATGTTAGTGTATTCACCACATCTACTTACAAGCCTGTTGCTGAGAATGTAGGTAGTGCATCTATGTTCTAAGTTCAGATTATGTGTTTTACATCATATAGAAAGTTATATGATGTAACTGTAATTTTATGCTACTCCACGTATCACATCCTTCATTTTTGTGCATTAAACTTTTTCTTTAACCCGATTATTATACTTATCACCGCAAATACTCCTGCAAAAATTGCTGATAAGTTTCCATATGATACTAATGTTAATGAACCAAATAAATATAATATACTTAATATTAATATACCCATTATGATAACAGCAAAAGAAGCTGACAAACTATCCGAATTAAATATTGTTTGTAATATTACACTTAGTGTAGGGATAAGATCATCAAATGGAATCGCGTCTATATTTTCAGCAGTATCAGAGGTTTGGTCGGATTTGATGGTAACCCCTTTCACTTCTGTCGTCATAAAAGTTAAATCTGTTTTCTTTATTTGAATTAATCCGTATGATAAAATACTAAACACAAAGGTAAATATACCTGCTGACATTAATTTATAGTCGTCTGAAGATGCACCGGTGCTTATTAATGTTGTGGTCAAAACAAACATACTAAATCCTAATATGATATCCGACATACGGATACGTTCAAATCGAGCAGTATCATCTGATGTGAATGCTATCGAGCTACCGTCAATTACCAAATTTTTATAAAGTAATGGAACGGTAATATAGGAAACTAACATTGCTAGCACAAATATACCATAATTTACAGTCGTCTTCATAAAATCACTTTCTTGCGCTTCCGTTGCCATTTTACTGTTAATTGGGACATTATATGTATTCTGTTCTTCTTCACTCACACCGGTTGGGCTGCAGTCAATATAAATCTCTTCGGCATCTCTTTTTGATATGTTATTACTTGGAATAACAATATAACTTTCACCTTGACCCGGATAATTATCGAACATTGTAGTTACATTACCCAACTTATCAACGATTTTCTCTTTTGACTCAGTATTAATTTGAATCGGGGTTGTAAATACACATATCTTATTGCCGTTATCAGTATAAACAATACAAGAATCTTGTTTTGGTATGACCGAGTTTAATTCAGCTTCGATGGTTAGTTCCTGCCTTTCCTTAATATTTAATATTTTATCTATATCATTCTCATCGTTTATTAATGAAGATTTTGTTTCAAGTAAATAACAAGTGTATAGTTTGGTTTGGTCGCTCGCAGTTGTATGTTCTATGACTAGTTCTCCCACAATATTATCATTATTTGTAGTAATACCGTCTATATTGTAATGAATTGTTTGGTAGATAGACATATCTTTATGCATGTAGTTATATTGAGTTCCTTTCTCGGTATAAAAAAAGTTATTTTCGGATGATGTATTTGGGTACGATATTTCAAATCCGCCTCGTTTATCAGAAGGTTCTGATGCTTCATTCTTATTTAATGTTACCCGCGGATAGTCTATTACAATTTGATGATTGAATTCTTTATTTTTACTAGGGTAGAAATTTGGCATTATTAATATACTATATAGATTATTCATATAGTTTATTTTTGAATTTTTATCTAAAGGTTAGGAATATACTGGAACAAATTGTTTTCATACATTGTAACTTGGAAGGTGTCATTGTACCCTTCTACAAAAACAACATTGCCATTATTTATATCATCACAACCATATTCTCCCGTACAACTTTTTCCATTCACACTTATTGGTAGTTTGGTATTCAAATTTCCATTATTCGCAATTGTATAAAATTGCCACTTATCTCTTCCTGTCATTATTCGCCGTCCCATTAAAGGAAGAATACTTTGTTCCCCGTCATTTCCCATACGTGTTAAAATACCCATCTGTTGATAATTACTATTTGTTGCTCTTGTTTGAATATTTACTGGAACCGCTACTTGAGGAACTCCGCGAATATCACTTGAGCCACGTTGGTAATATACATCGTGAGTTTTTAATGGAGGGGCATAAGGGTCATTTATTGTATCATTTCTACCGGACATTGGCGTTAACGCGTGATGTATAGGAGGTGGCACTAAGATACGAGGTTCTTTACCACCTGTTCTACGAATATTCATAAAATGTTTGTAAAATATGAATCCTAAACCTATTAAAATAACGATTATCAATAATAATGTCATGTTCTCTACGCATATAACACCCGGAGCACATTTTTTTGCCATATTTATTTTTGTATAATATTGCACACTATTATATAATGGAAAACGAATTAATTATTTTTTCAAATCCACCTAGCATCTTTACAAATCCACCAGTTGTTAATGGGATTACATCATTGGTTACATCCTCTACAAACTTACCAGTTTTCCTAATAAACGCAGTAGGTTTTAATCTACGGCAATTATAACATTTATCCCGGATTGACTTAGGAAAATGTATTATGTGAAATCCAAACTGGTCTATTGTAAATCTGTCTAATTTTTCTAATAAAGACCAGAGATTTGTCTCTATTTTGCTACCAATTTTACCGTTTCCGCCTACAAAATCTAACATCATAAAAACCAACATTGGAATGAAATAGAGAATCTTTCCAATTATTTCTAAGATATAATAAAAAATACAAGATGTAAAATTCTCCATCATCTGTAAACCGCAGAAAAATGTGGATATACCAAATACACCTACAGAATGGGCTAATTTAGCACCAGATAATGCTCCAATAAACGCACCTTGAGGAAATTCTATAAACTCTTGACCTACTCCTTCAAATATTTGAAATAGACCATCTCCAGCACCTACCGCTAAAGTGATTAATATCAAAATAAAAGGTATTGCAGCTCCGAACATTGTTACTAATATATATTATTATGCATATATTAGTTTTGTATTGTAATCCAATTACTTACTTTTTTTGAGATTTATATTTTGAATATTTATTCATAAATGCCTCTGCTTTGTCTAATATAGGGTCGATTTTGACCATCGCCTCAACAATATCTCCCTTTAATGCGCTAAATTCGGGATATTCTTCTTTTAATTTTTCAAATTGACGCTTCATTTCATCCTTCGTTTTGTCAGAAAGCTCATTTGAATTTACCGCATCATCATCTTCGTCTTCTACCTTTTTTGGTGCCTTTTTTTCTTTCTTGGGACCCACCTCTTCTTCCACAGTTTCGTCCTCAGTTCCTTCCTCAGTTTCGTCTTTATCTTCAAATCCCTCATATCCTATTTGTTTCATGCCTCTCTTTAATAAGTTAGTAGCTGTTAACGCTACACACAGAATTACTATCATGTTCTTGCTAAAGAAAGAGGTTAAGAAACCTACCATACACATCAATACAATACCAGTTGTATCATTATTGCTTACAAATAACACGACTTGGGTCAATGTCATAAACAAAAATAGGTATAATACTAGTTGATTTTGAAGCACAGGGTTGAAGTTATACTTCATTTTTAATAATTTTCCAAAATTTGGTAATTTAAATGTCATTTATAGAATATGTAACGAAATTAATTGTATCCTAAATAGTTGTCTATGAGTTGCTATCAGTTTCAACCGATTCATCACATTCATCACATTGGTAACAAGCTGGAACATCTCCTCCGTATATATCCAATACTTCTTTTACCACTTCTTCGCGTTGAATATCGCTTTTTTGAAATTCTACACTTGTTATACTTGACGAACGTTTTCCTTTAAATTTATCCAAAAAATCTTCTAACCCATTTACGTCTTGGGTCCGATCATATTGTTCTAAATCACCCGTTATTACTAGACGACTATTTTCACCTATTCGGGTCATTAACATCTTCATTTGGGCTATCGTCGAATTCTGCATTTCATCCGCAACTATCCAGCAATTCTTAAATGTTCTACCTCGCATATAACCTAATGGGGATATTTCAATCACATTCTCTTCAATTAATGTTGTTACCTCTTTGGGCGTAATAAATGTATATAATATATCGTAGATTGGTCTTACCCAAGGTGCCATTTTATCTTCGAGTGTTCCTGGTAAATAACCCAAGTCTTCATCAACTGATACAGATGGTCTTGTAAATATCAGTTTTTCGTAATTACCTAATAAAAAATTTCGCACACCCCATTCTGTAGCAAATAATGTCTTTCCAGTTCCAGCTGGACCGGTTGCTACCACTATCTTTTTATTTTTACGTTTCAATTGACTATGATAATACTCCTGACTCTGGTTCTTTGGAATCGTAAATTTCGATTCAAATATATTCTTTTCATTTACAGATAAATGATGTATGTTTTCATAGTACGATCTTTGTCTTGCTATCGTGGTTTCGCGCTCTATATCGTGTTTGTATTCGTTCAATATTTCTTTGTCATTTTGTTTCTTTGTCTTACGACCACGCTTGTTATTATCTGATTTATCCTCACCTAAGTAGTCATCACGAACCATATGCGCACTTTTTTTCATTTTCCTAATATACAATACACCCTTAAATTATCTTGCCTAACTAACCTATACACTATGATTTACCTAGGTTTGTATTTATTACTAGCAAAACACGCTTACAAATATAATATTATCGAATTACACAATATTATTGGAATTTGGTAATTACACTATTATATTTTGTGTTTTATGACGTGAACTCGGGTGAAATACTTAAATTGTATTATATATTGTCAGCATATACCTTTCATAAATACATTTATTAAAGGAAATAAAAATCTACCGTCTATATTATTTAGACAACAATGAATGACGTCCAACATATAGAACCTTTACTGCAACCTGACGAAAACCGATATGTTATGTTCCCTATTCAGTACAACGATGTATGGGAAATGTATAAACGCTCGATTGACTCTTTTTGGCACACTGGTGAAATTTCACTAGCACAAGATTTGAATGACTGGAAATCACTCAATACAGATGAACAAAACTTCATAAAAATGATTCTGGCATTCTTTTCCAGCAGTGACGCACTAGTAATGGATAATCTTGGAACACGCTTTATGAATGAAGTACAACCTTCTGAAGCACGCGCATTTTACGCATTTCAAATCGCCATTGAAACTATCCATTCGGAAATGTATAGTATATTGATTGACACTTACATCAAAGATAATAATGAAAAAACGAAACTCTTTCAAGCTACGCAAAATTATCCTTGTATTTCTAAAAAATTTAATTGGGCTCAGAAATGGTTAGATGACAAACAAAGTAACTTTGCTACACGCCTAGTCGCATTTGCTGTTGTAGAAGGTCTTTTCTTTTCATCCTCATTCGCTGCTATTTATTGGATTAAGAAACGTGGACTTATGCCTGGACTTACTTTCTCGAATGAATTAATTTCACGAGACGAAGCACTACATACCGAATTTGCTATCTTACTTTACTCTAAAATAGAAAAACGTCTTTCTCAAACTAAAATTTATGAAATTATTAAAGAAGCGGTTGAGATTGAAAAAGAATTTATTATTGACGCGATACCGTGTCGGATGATTGGAATGAATTCTAAACTTATGAGCCAATATATTGAATTCGTTGCAGATAGATTATGCTTGCAGCTTGGTTATGACAAACTGTATAACGCTTCTAATCCATTTGATTTTATGGAGCTTATTAGTGTTGAATCGAAAGTTAATTTCTTTGAACGCACAAATGGGGAATACGCATTAGCTAATAAAACTGTAGATGATGATGTTTTTGAGTTTAAATCGGATTTTTGAACTAGGTTATTTAGTTACTACAAACGTATATAATATGTGATTATTTATTATACTAATCACATATTATGAACACTTGGTATGATTCGTCGGTCAACTCTAATATCCTTAGAAAAACATATGTTAATGGATTTTTAGATGTTTCGCAGAACGTATCAGTGCACAATAATCTATATGTTAATGGAGATACCTCACTTAATTCGGAGTTATATGTTAATGGGAAATCTACATTCGATAATGATATTTCTATGAATGGGGAATTGTTTCTTAATGGAAAACTTAATGTTACTGGAGACGTAAGTTTTAATTCCACTGGACGAGTAGATGTTTGTGGTAACTTCTACGCACAATATCCTAATAATTCTATTCCCATTGAAGCAATTATTGGCGATAATGAAAATAAAGCTAACAAAGACTATGTAGATGATATTTCGTTGAACTTATCGAATGAAGTTATAAGAGCACAAAACGCAGAACTAGCGAATGCTACCGATATTTTGAATAATAAGACAGTTACAGATGCTTCATTTAATTTGAAGGCAAATTTGGCTGCTACCGATGCTTCATTTAATTTGAAAGCCGATTTGGCTGCTACCGATGCTTCATTTAATTTGAAAGCCGATTTGGCTGCTACCGATGCTTCATTTATTTTGAAGGCAAATTTGGCTGCTACTGATGCTTCATTTAATTTGAAAGCCGATTTGGCTGCTACTGATGCTTCCTTCAATTTGAAAGCCGATTTGGAGTATGCTGACGCTTCACTCAATTTGAAAGCTAACCTCAGTGACCCTATTTTTACTGGGACACCAACCGCACCAACTGCGGTTAGCACTAACGATTCAACACAACTTGCTACTACAGAATTCGTACAGACAAGAATGGATGAAATTATTGATGGAGCAGCAGAAAATTTAAATACATTGGGAAAACTTGCGAATGCTATGGTTTCAAATGGCAACACTTCTAATGAATTTATTACTGACTTGGTCCAAGATGTTTCCACTAATTTGAAAGCTGAAGTTAGCCGGGCAAAAACTGCGGAACAAACGAATGCCGACGATATTTCTAGTAATAAAACCGCGACTGATGCTTCTTTCAACTTAAAAGCTGACCTCAATAATCCTATTTTTGCGGGGATACCAACAGCACCAACCGCGGTTAGCACTAACGATTCAACACAACTTGCGACTACCGCATTCGTTCAGAGGAGGATAGGTCAAATTATTGATGACGCACCAGCGGCGCTAGATACATTAAAAGAACTAGCTGACGCTCTTGGTTCCGATGCCAACTTTTCTACCACAATTACGAGTATGATTGGAGATATTTCTAATAATTTGGAAACTGAAGTTAACAGAGCAACTGATATGGAGCAAACAAACGCTGCTGCTATTTCAAATAATAAGACAGCTACCGATTCTTCTCTCAACTTGAAAGCCAATTTGAATGCTACTGATACTTCCCTCAACTTGAAAGCCGATTTGAATGCTACTGATAATTCCTTCAACTTGAAAGCCGATTTGAATTCTACTGATTTTTCATTTAATTTGAAAGCCGATTTAGCTGCTACTGATACTTCCCTCAACTTGAAAGCAGATTTGGCTGCTACTGATAATTCTTTTTTGTTGAAAGCAGATTTGGCTGCTACTGATACTTCCCTTAACCTGAAAGCTAACCTAGATTCTCCTACTTTTACTGGGATACCAACAGCCGATACAGCTGCTAGTGGAACTGATGATACTCAACTTGCCACTACTGCTTTTGTTAATCGTGCGGTGGAATTAGGTAATGATATTGTTGTTCTATCCAGAGATATTTCAGTTAATGGTATCACGGTTGGAAGAGGTTCTGGTGATGTAATTACAAATACCGTAGTTGGATATGAAGCATTAGTAACAAATAATGGTAGTGGAGGAGTTGATAATGTAGCAGTTGGATATGAAGCATTAACTGCTAACCAAACAGGTAGGTCAAATGTAGCCAATGGATACAAAGCATTAACAAATAACACATTGGGAAGTTATAATGTAGCCAATGGTGTTTGGGCATTAGTGAATAACATTTCTGGTGGGTTTAATGTAGCCAATGGATACAATTCATTAGGATATAATCAAACTGGTAATAATAATGTAGCTAATGGGGCATACGCGGGTCTGAACAACACTATCGGCGATTACAATACATTTATAGGCGCATATACTGACTTATTAAATAGTAACGATGTATATGAATATTCTACAGCATTAGGATATGGAGCCAAAATTAGTTCTTCAAATCAAATTATGTTAGGACGTAACCAGGAAACTGTGGAGATTCCTGGAAGTTTGACTGTCGATGGAAATGTTGATGTATGTGGTAACTTCTACGCTCAGTATCCAGACAAATCCATCAATGTTACTGCTTTAACAAATAATAATAATTTATCTGATACTACTTATAATACATTTGTAATAACTGTATCTTCGAAGTACTTTGTAAATGGTATACAACAAGATACAATAG